CAAAACAAACATTAAAAATAATTAAAATGTCAAAGACAATAAACTATACAACTAGAACTTTTTATGTACCAGCCGAGAGGATGGACACACTATTAGAGTTTCAAGAGAAATGTAGAGCTAACGGTCACAAATCTTATAGCTCAGTGATGTTAAAATTAATGGAGGAATACAATAAAAATAATTAATTATGCAATCTAATATATATTATAACTCACATAACGATTACTTAGAACACTGGGAGCGTTACGAAAGACATAACTTTTTAGCTCAAAGACTACTTAATATTATTATACAGGCCAACTGGAATAAAAATTTAATATGTAGATTCTATTTAACTAGAAACGATATAGAAATACATAGAAATAGATTTGGTCGTTATATAGCAGTAGTAGAAACTATAGCTAAAGAAATGAAACAATTAAATATAAATTACAACGAAAAAAGAATAATTAAGATAATTGATATACTAACCAAAATACAACAATATGACAATTAATAAACTAAAAACAGTAGACATAAAAGGTAAGGCTTATGTCACAGTAAACGAAAGAATTAAATACTTTAGAGAAAAGTTTACAGGATATTGCTTAACTTCAGAGATAACACATATAAATGATAATGGTGTTATAATCCGCTCAAGTATTCAAAATGATAAAGGTGTAGAAGTAGCTAGTGGATATGCTCACGAAAAACAAAACTCGAGCTTTATTAATAAGACCTCATTTATAGAAAACTGTGAGACTAGTAGCTGGGGTAGATGCTTAGCTAATTTTGGAATCGGTGTTGATTCTAATGTAGCTAGTGCAGATGAGGTAGCAAATGCAATTAAAAACCAATAAAAATACAATTATGACAATATTTGACCACATAGAAAACATAAAAAACCAATGCGAGTTTATACTAAAAGAATTAGAAAAAGAAAAATCTATCTATGATTATTGGAGAAACGATAATATAAAAAAAGATTTAGATAATTTAAACAACTTAACAATTAGAAAAGATGAGGACGTTTAAAATAAGATGTTCGGCTATTGGTCAGATTATGACTAATCCTAGAACAAAGAAAGAATATTTATCTAAAACAACAGCGAGCTACTGCGAAGAGTGGCTTAAAGAGCAAATCTACAGCCGTAAAAAAGAAATTAGTAGTAAGTACTTAGATAAAGGTAATATGGTAGAACAAAGTTCTTTAGATTATATAGCCAGTGAATTAGGTTATGGTAGTTTACCTAAAAATGAAAAGTCATTTGAAAACGATTATTTAACAGGTACTCCAGATGCTATATTTAGTGACCATATAATAGACGTTAAAAACAGTTGGGATTGTTTTACTTTTCCACTATTTTATGATAATGTACCTAATAAGAATTATTACTGGCAAGCTCAAGGATATATGTCTTTAACTGGATTAGACTATTATAGATTAATATATACACTGATGGACACTCCAGAAGAGTTAATTAAAAAAGAGTATTTTGGCAGTAATTTAGACTATGATACTTTTGCAAAGCATTACAAATATTCAGATATTGATTCTAAGTATAGGATTAAAGTATTTGAAATAGAGCGTAATGACATAGACATAGATAGTATTTACACTAGAGTAGTAGAGTGTAGAGAATATATAAACAATATAAACCAATAAATAAATAAACAATGATAGATTTTATTACATACGACAGAGAAAACCCATATATATGGAAAAAATTCAAAATGTACTCATTTCAAGCTAAAGAAAAAGGTTTTACAAATTATTCAGCAAATGGTATATTTGAAATTATTAGATGGAATACAGATATAAAAAGTAGAAAAAAATACAAAGTAAATAATAATTATAGACCAGATTATGCTAGAAAAATGATGAATCAATATCCTGAGTTTAAAGGTTTTTTTAGAACAAGGTCATTAAAAGCAATAAGAACTAAATAATTAAATTTATAAAAATGGCAATACATAACCAAATATTCTATACTTATAGAATGAAACAGAAAAAAATAGAAGAATCTATTAAATTACTAGAAGAAAATAATTATATAGTAATGACTAAAGAACAATATAATAAAATAAATAACAAATAAAATGGAAAAAAAACAAATAATATACTGCGGAGGCGGTAATAAAAGAAACGAAAACTGGCTTACAGTTACAGTTCACATAGATAAAGCTAAAGAACATATCTTTGAATATAAAGGTAATAGATATTTAAAATTAAATGTTAATGTGAAAGACCAGGCAGACCAGTTTGGAAAAGATGTTAGTCTTAGTGTTAATACATACGAACCACAAAAAGAGTCTAAACCAGTACAGCAAATAGCTGAAGAAACTGATGATTTACCCTTTTAACGTAGATTATGTTATTGAACTATTTAATAAATACGGTCTTATTTTAAAAAAATGACATCAAAAGAAAAATATGAAACATTAGGAGATAAGGATAAAAAACTTATCTCCGTTTTATTAGCTAAAGGTAAAACACAACAATACATAGTAGAAAGATTTGGGCTGTCTAAAAAGTTTGTTAGGTGTCATCTATATAATGAATTTGGTGTAAAATTTATAAATTATAATTCAATACCAATTTTCTTTGGTACTAAAAAAGAATCCTACTATGAAAATGAAATGGATTATGGTACTATAAATTTATATTATGATTTTAAAGACTTAAACGAATTTGAGATTATAGCCTATAATAATTACAACGAAAAAAACAAAGCGTATTATGAATGATAAAATAAAAAAAGAAATAGAAAAAGATTTAAAACAATTAACATTTGACCAAAAAGTTAATTATATAAATGATATAAAGTTTTTTATACATAAAAACAGCCCTTTTAAAAACGAACCTGTAGATTTTGTAAGGTGGGTTAAATGTGATGATATAGTTTCTAATGATTATAACCCAAATAAAGTAGCTCCTCCAGAAATGGAACTTTTAGAAGTTTCAATAATGAATGACGGCTATACTCAACCAATTGTTACTTGGGATAATCACGAAAAAAATAAAATAGAAGTGATAGATGGTTTTCACAGAAATAGAGTAGGTAAAGAATCTAAAATTATTAATAAAAGAATAAATGGTTATTTACCTGTTGTTAATATAAGAAACGAACAATCATCTAAAAATGATAGAATTGCCTCAACTATAAGACATAATAGAGCAAGAGGAAAACATCAAGTTAATGCTATGAGTGAAATAGTTATAGAGTTAAAAAATAGAAATTGGACAAATAAAAGAATATCAAAACAGTTGGGTATGGATGAAGAAGAAGTGCTAAGGTTATGTCAAGTTAGTGGATTAGAACATTTATTTAACGATAAAGATTTTTCAAAGGCTTGGGAATCTTCAGACTATGTAGAAAATAATTATGAATTATTAACTGATGATGTTAATGATGTTATTGATTTGTATAAAATACCATTAGAAGATGATAAGGAACGGATTTTTCATACTTACGATAAATGGGAGTGTCATAAAGCAGGTTTTTATAAAAGTAAACTAGATGGATTGTCTCATCAAGAATGCGAAAATAAATTCATAGAAATTATGACTAATGAAGATGTGTTTAATAAATCATTAAATAGAGTTATTAATGAGTGGCAATATAGTTGTGAACATTATCTAACAAATAAAGCAATGAATAGAATTGCTTGGTTAGGTCAAGCTGCGGTTTGTATATCATCTGGTGTGCCTTCAAGATATTCTACTGCTTGGAGTAAATTAAGTAAAGAAGAACAAGATAAAGCTAATTTAATAGCTAACAAATATTTAAACATCTGGTTAGAAAAAAATAAATTACAAAAAATAGATTTAGAAAATGCATTAAATATTAACAGACAAATAGAATTATATTAATTATGGCAACAAAATATTATTTAAATAAAAACGTTTTACAAGCATCTAAAGAAAGAATATCAAAGGTCTTTGATTCTTTTGAAAAATATTATATAAGTTTTTCAGGCGGTAAGGATTCAACTGTTATGACTCATTTAGTTTTAGATGAAGCTATAAAAAGAAATAAAAAAGTAGGTCTTTTAATTATTGATTTAGAAGCACAATATCAAAATACAATTGAACACATTGAAGAAATAATTGATAAATATAAAGACAATATAGATTTACATTGGTTTTGTGGTGAATTATTATTAAGGAATGCAGTTAGTGATTTTCAACCTAAATGGACTTGTTGGGATAATAATAATAAAAATATATGGGTTAGGGAAAAGCCAAAAAAAGCAAGTGATTTATCTCAATATGATTTTTATGTTCCAAAAATGGAATTTGAAGAATTTATGGTTTTATTTGGTAAATGGTATGCTAAAGATGCATTAACTGCTGGATTTATAGGAATTAGGTCTGATGAAAGTTTACATAGGTATAGAGCTATTACTTCTAATAAAAAAAATCTAACTTATAATAACTATAAATGGACTACAAAACTTAATAAAAATTTATTTAATGTTTATCCAATTTATGATTGGAGAACTGAAGATATATGGATTTTTCATTCAAAGTATAAAAATTTATGTCATAATAAGATTTATGATTTAATGACAATGGCTGGTGTTAAATTGAGTAACCAAAGGTTGTGTCAACCTTATGGAGATGACCAAAAAAAAGGATTATGGTTGTATCATATTTTAGAAAGTGATACTTGGTATAAATTATTAAATAGAGTAAGTGGTGTTAATAGTGGTTCATTATATATTAATGAAAAAGGTAATATTAATGGTTATAATAATGTTACAAAACCAGATAATCACACTTGGGAAAGTTATTGTAATTATTTACTTAAATCATTACCATATAAAATGCAAATTCATTATAAAGAAAAATTTAAAAAGTTTATAGTTGGATGGAAAAAAAGAGGTTATAATAAAATACCTGATGAAGCTCCACACGATTTAGAAGTAAAATGTTGGGCTCCTTCTTGGAAAAGAATGGTTAGGTGTATTTTAAGAAATGATTATTACTGTAAAGGATTAGGCCAAACACAACCAAAGTCTGAAGCTTATGAAAAATATAAATCAATTAAATATAAAAGAAAATTAGAATCTGAATTAAAATAAATACTTTTACTTACTAAAACCAATACAACAAACACAAATAAATGAGCGAAGAACTACCATATTTTAAATTCTTTCCTAGTCAGTGGATAGGTGGAGAGATTAACTATTTATCTAAAGAAGATAAAGGAGCTTTTATAGATGCTGTCTGCCACTACTGGAATAAAGACTGTTCTATGACTTATAATAAACTAGCCAGGCGAATAGGTCAAAAGTCACTAGATACACTACTAGATGAAGAGCTACTACAAAAAAAAGGCAATCAAATTAATATAAAATTTTTAGATAAACAATACAAAGAGCGAAAAGAACAATATATAAAAAGAGTGCAAGCCGCTAAAAAGTCTAAAAAAACTAAGATTAAAAGCAATGACCCTTATTTATCTACAAATAGTATTAATAACTTTATGAAAGCGCAACAGAATGATAGTTGAAAAAGATGAGCAACTAAAATACCTATACGCTTTTAAAGAGGGTAAAATTAAAAAAGGTTTAGGAATTGGAAACGAATTAGATAATTGGGTATTGTATAAAAGAGGTAGTTTTAATATTATAGTAGGTTTAGATAATGTAGGTAAGACTAATTTTATGTTATGGTATTTCTTAGCTTTAAGTATTAAACACAATATAAAGTGGTTGTTATGGTCAGGTGAAAATTCAGCAGGTCAATTAACTAGAGACTTAATTCAAATGTATTCACAAACTAAATTAAACTATCTATCTAAAAGTAAAATAGAAGAGTATAATACTAAAATAGGTAAGTGGTTTACTTTTGTATCTAATAAAAAAATGTATAATCATAAAGAACTATTAAAGATATTTAAGGAGTCTAATTGTGATGCTGGTGTTATTGACCCTTTTACTGGATTAAACCACGACAGAAGAGTCAATCAGTATGAGCGTAACTATCTAATATGTAATGATATTAGAGAGTTTTGCAATACTACTGGAAAAGCTATATATTTAATGACTCATCCAATGACAGAATCAGCTAGGAGAGTATATCCGCCAGGCCACGAGTTTGCGTCTTATATACAACCACCTAGAAAAAGTGATGTAGAAGGCGGTCAAGTGTTTGCTAATAGGTGTGACCAGTTTGTATCAATACATAGATTTATTAACAGTCCTCAGTTATGGATGATGACTCAGGTAAGAGTAGAAAAAATTAAAGACAAAGAAACTGGTGGAACACCAACATTAGACGAGCCGCTTTGTTTTGATTATAATGGAGGCTTAGGATTTACAATTGGTGGTAATAATATACTAAAAAACATACAACAATGAACGAACTAGATGTAATACTTAGAAAAAATAAACTAGATATAATGATTATTAAAGCTAGTCATCAACTAGAAAAGAAAAAGGATAAAGTTAAACAGGAGGGCTTAGAAACTCTATTAGACATACTAGAATTAATACACGAACTACAAGATGAAATAAGAAAGCAATATAAGACAATAGCAAAATTAAAGTATGAAAATGCTGTATCTTACAAAGAAAATGCTATATTAAAAGCAGACTTTGATAAATACAAACACAATTTAAAGAAAGCAGAATTAGAATCTCCAAATAAAAAGCAATGTACGAAATAACGACAATGTTGATAGCATCTCATTTAATTACTTTTTTTGGCGGTTGTATTTTTAGCTTTATGTATTATGAACTAATAACACATATAGATGAAAAAAAGGACAATGAATGAATATAGACAAACTAAGGATAGTTACTATGAACATCCTTACACTCCAATAGAAAACAGTATAAGTTATTTATGCGCTTTATATCCTAATGATGCTGAATTAGGAGCAGTAATAAGAAAACACTTTAAAAAATGAACGCTAACCAAAAAGGAAAACGCTTTGAAAGAGACGT